CTTTCCAATTCACCTTCGGTGAGACCATACGGGTCAGCTCCACCCGTGGATATATCTGGAACGGCTATTCCGAGATATCCCTGTAAACCATAAAACCCACCACCACCTTTGTAATACACGGCACCCCCAACCATTCTCTGGTGTGTATCCCCCGTTGAATTTCCACTAAATCCTATAGCGGATACCTGATTTCCACTGGTTCCCGAATTACCGGTTATAAATATTTGAGGATTAAAGTGGTCAGTATTACCCCCGGATGCAAAATAACTATTCGCAATATGTAATCCTGTATTCATAGGATTCGTCGTCCCGATACCGACGTTGTCCGTTGAGGTGGATAGGTAGACCGAACCAGTTCCAGCCCCTGCCCAGAGACCACTATCGGAGTTGACATTCGTGAGTCCCGACCCATCCCCAGTCAGGGTGCCACCCAACGTGAGATCTGTTCCAACGTGCACGTTACCGTTCACTTCGAGGCTCGCACCAGGTGAACCGGTCGTTATACCAACCCTATTGTTCACAGTGTCCACAAAGAGGTGAGAGCTCCCCACCAATAAGTTGTTGCTGATATTAACCTTCCCTGAGAATGATTGAACGTTAATATCACCACTCATCTACATGTACTTTACAATTTTTCTAACGCTTCTATACGCTGAATAAGGGACGCGTGGGACATCTCCAATAACTCAACCTTCTGTTGAAGTTCGTAGGTCTTGGCCTTCTCGGTTTGGAGTTGTCGATCGACTTCTTGGAGGGCTGCCGTTCCGATAGTCCACAGATAGTCCTTATTGAGATGATGGAAATCATTCACTTTTTGACCCCAAACAAATATCTCTGTTCCTTCGTAAATCTTTTTATTTATCTCATAATGACCGATGAACTCTGAATATCCAGTCTTGTCATCAAGTGCATCATACTCTTCCATACTAATGGTGTCCACCCCGTTAGAGTATCCTGTCACGACTGGCTCGTATCCCATTTTATCCTCCAGGTTTTTGTACTCTTCCGGTGTGACAGTCATGATTTTCTCTTCGTAGATGAGTTTTCCGTCTTCGGTCATGGATCGACCCCATTCGGATATATCTTCCTCGACACGGAGTGTGTGTTTGTCGATGATTTCTGCTACGGTCACCTCTTTACGGTCTTGTTTAGAAAGATAAACAATGAGGGTTTTTGTTGAACTTTCCAGTGTAGAAGTGTCAAATTTTGTGAACGTTATTGTATTCCCTGGACCGATGTTACCAGTTTCATAAATGTTAGGCACATCGCCATCCGAAACAGAGACAGCCCTCGGTACAACCTCCTTGACTTCTTGGGCGATGAAACCTATCACACTCGAATCACCGCGGGTCACCTTATCTACATAGTCATAATATTTCGGTTTCAGTTTCCTAACCTGTTCAAGGGCATAGGTATCATTTATATCGACCACATTACTCTTTATTCGTCTGTCACTAAAAGCAACATAACCTGCGGCACGGACTGACTTATCTACATACAAAGAAAAGTCGTAATTTGCTGGATCTGAAACCACACCTACTGCCCTGAATCCGGTAGTATTGCTACCATAATTTACAGTTCCTTCTATCCCATAAATTCTCGCACCGTTGCCTTCTATGAGAAGCATTTTACTGTTATAGTTTCGTATGAACGTGGAGTCGGTCATCCACCACCCACCACCGTAAGACTCGAAATATATACCAGCATTACCATTCACCCTCAACCAATCCCCACGTACGTGGAGACCGTTATCTGCGTAGATGCGACCATCACATTCGAGGGTGCTCGATATATATGCATTACCCTGCACCTGTAAATTCCAACCCGCTGCCCCTGTATCCGTTTGACCCCCACCGACTTTGATACGCTCAGCGACGTTGAGCCACCCTCTCGTGGAAAGAGCCATGGCACCTTGATTTACACCATGACCGTCATCGCCCCACCAAAAACCACGATCGTTCTCGTTATTCATCTGGAAGGTCATCGACCAATCGTTCAGGTCACCGAAGGTAACGCCAGACTGCATTCCAATACAGTATGAACTGGCTGGATAGACACGGAACTTATCACGGGAACTCGCCGTGCTTGCTGAGAACTGACCCGAAAAAGATCCACTCGTACACGACACCGTACCACCACTTTGATTTGTTGCAGTTCCCACAGTACCAGATATTCTGGCAGCTGGAACAGTACCCAATGAAATCGAACCATTGTTATCGATAACGAATTTATCGCTCTCATTTCGACGAACTCGTAGAAGTTCAGTACTATTCGATCCCGCTACGATATACCACCTATTGCTGTGGTATTCAATCTTACCAACCCCACTTCCGGGGTCACCTGTCCACGCTGATGATGACTGTCGGATACTCGCCGAGGTGCCGAGATAAAGTTGTGATGTGGTGCTAAATGTCGACGCCGTGACAGTGCCGACTGCTGCGTCGATATTACCACCAAAAACAGCCTCGTTTGTATCCATTTGCAAATAGAGAGGCCATCTACTATTCGCAGTCTGTGTCCACGAATCACTATTGGCGACACCTGACAGGAAATACATGCGATTATCATTTTGGTGAATCATACCAGTGCGCGCATTGCTGTCACGAAGGTATAAAGTCGGTGAAGAACCAGTAATGACCATTTTATTGGCGTTGCAAGTGATTATTCCAGTCGAATCAATAGTTCCACTCGCGTTCAGAGCCTCTGTGTATACATTGTTCCATCTGTAGGTGGAGCTTCCGAGGTCGATACCACCCGCACTGTAAGAACCTAAATAATTTGTCGGCCAAATTGCATTACTAGTAAAATGAAGCCCTGCACCGTTCCCTCCGTAATTGCGTAGAATAGTTCCACCAGCATCTATAAACATACCATGGTCGGTGTCACTAAATGAAGCGCGTATGTTCCCTCTCACTTCTAATTTACTATCTGGATCAGACACACCAATACCCACACTGCCACCACCGAGGATTACATGACCATTACCAGCAGAGTTAGAAATAGTAAAGCTGTTGTCACTTCCACCAGCATAACCAACATACGCTTTTTGACCACTCGAAACACCATCTGGATAGTATTCGATGTAAGTATGATCTGTTCCAACCAATTGTAAACTTCCACCATTCCTATTCACTCTTATAATACCCTCAACATCAAGTTTTTCACTCGGTGTCTTCCCAATCCCAACCTTATCCGTTGAGGTGGATAGGTAGACCGAACCAGTTCCAGCCCCTGTCCACAAACCACTATCAGAGTTGACAGACGTGAGACCTGATCCATTACCAGTCAAAACACCTCCAAATGTTATGTTTGTGCCCACATTAACGTCTCCGTTCACGTCCAGACTAGCCGACGGCGACGCAGTCGTTATACCAACGCGGTTATTTGTAGTGTCCACAAAAAGGTGAGAGGACCCTACTAATAAATTACTCGTAATATTAACCTTCCCTGAGAATGTTTGAACGTTAATGTCACTCATCTACATTTACTTTACAAATTTTCTAAACTTTCTAAACGCTTCGAAATGGAAGCGATAATATTTTCCAAGAGAGAAATTCTCACATTCAGTGTTTTCAAACGTGAATCGTCCAATATGGAACCTTTCAATGTTTGCACCTCTTTATCAATTTCTTGAAGTGCCGAAACTGTCATTGTGGTGACGATGTCTTTATCAAAGGATTTCATGTCATACACCTCGACATGTGTGAGTCGAACCACTGGTGGGAGAGTTCTTTCCTCGAGATCAACTGTAAAATTTTGGTCGTCTATGACTTCCTTAATTTTGAATTCTCCACAATCTGTGAAAATCACACGTCTTTTCTCGAATAAACCTTGGCATGGTGCGTCCAACTTCACGAGGAATGTCATCGTCTTTCCACTAATTGGTGTTGGTAGTTCCAAAAAGGACTGTGATTTATTTACCAAACCCTTCGAGTGTTTTTCAACGTCTTGTGGTATGAACCCATAGGTCATCTCATTTCCCACTAAACTTTTTTTAGGCTTCAATTCTCTCAAGACTTTTACATTTTCTTTCGCGTCTAAAGTTGAAACATTTCTATGAAGTCTTTCGTCTCTCCACATTATACATTACTGACATTTTAATAGCTGAACGTCTTTACCGCCGCTGCGTTAGCACCTTGGTGAATGGTATTTAGTGTGCCATTCGTCGCATCAGGTGTGATGTATTCGATGAATATGTTGTATAACGCGTCTGCGACAGAAGCTGTGCCGTTATTGATATCAGACGAGGGTTTAATGATAATCGCACCAGCAGTTGTTGTCACGTCGGGTGTGGAGTTCCAAGGGTTTGTGCTTGTATTACCAAAGACGGACACCGAACCAAGTTTCAGGTTGGGACTCGATCCACCAGCCCTGCTTCCACCACCAACTTCGAGAGACATGTTACTAAACTCCGTGGCGTCCTCCACTAAGTGAGCTACGATTTTCGCGTAAAAGATGTTGGACGAAAATGTGAGTTTGATGGCTGCATTAGCGGGTGTCGTTCCGGTAGGAATAGTCCCATTGTAACTGTAAAATTTCTTGGTGACTCCACCCGCGTTTACGATGAGACCATCCGTTACTGTAGCTCTGTTTGTCGTAAAACTTCCAGCGGCGGTCACGTTTTGGGATGCGTATATATTTCCAACCACATCCAACTGCTTGTTTGCGGCTGGAGTAATAGTGCCAATACCAACCCTATCGTTCACTGCATCAACATACAGTGTATTTGTATCTACAGAAAAATTACCTGAATCTGAAATTTGAGCCTTCTCTACGTTATTGATTCCAAATGAGATGACTTGTCCAGTTTTTGCGTTTATTTTTGTCTTTCCAGCGTTGTCTTGTTTGATGGCGTAATCTGTTGAGTTCATGTTATTTGTTTCTGCGAATGTAGCGTCACCGGTTGTTGTTCCGTCGTAACCAATTCTAGCTGTTCCGATATGAGAACTATGGTCCAATCCAGCAGAAGCGTATAGATCACCGCTATATACGTTACCGATAGCTCCAATACCACCAGAGACCACAAGCGATCCAGTGACATTAGAAACAGAAGCTGTGCTATCCGTCACTGTAAGCGCGCCTGTGTATGTCCCTGTTGTGCCCGAAATGGCACCACCACTGTAACTCGCACCGGTCACCGCACCGGTAAATGTCCCACCGACTGCGGAAATATCACCACTGAAATTCGCGGTAGCGGCTGTCAGTGTTCCAGTGAGTGTAGGGCTGTCAGATAAGACGACATTCGTAGTTCCTGTGCTTGTGGTGACACCTGTGCCTCCGTCGGCGACTGCCAATGTTCCAGTGATACTGGAAGCGGCAAGGTCGACAGCCACCTGTCCAGTTTCTATAACGAGACCACCATTCGTTTTGAGATCTACAGCCACCGTGGGCGTGGCGGATTCAGCAGCCGCACCGGTAGTTATACCATCACCTCCCACTAGGGACGCCACGTAATCCCCGGACGTGTCAGTTCCGAGAGTGACATCAGAAGCGAAGGACGAAACCTGTAGGTTCGACAGACCACCACCATCACCCGATATCAGACCAGTGGTGGCTGTGATTCCACCAGCCGCGCTCGTGATTGCCCCGGAAGCGTATACGTTACCCAATACATCGAGATTGGCTCCGGGTGTCTTCCCTATACCGACTTTCTTGTTTGTAGCATCGACAAGAATGGCGTTTGTGTTCACACTCAAGTTTCCTACTGTGTTTAGAACACCATTAATTTGAGCGCTAGTTGCGGTGAATCCAGCACTCGATAGGGTCCCAGAGAAGGTTCCCGTCGTGCCAGAAATGGCTCCACCCGAATAACTGGCACCCGTCACGGGTCCTGTGAAGGTGCCGTTAACACCAGATACGTTACCACTAAACGTGCCATCAATGGCTGATATAGAGTTAAAAGTGGTTGGGACAATATCAGCTGAGCCGTCAAAGGCTACACCACCAATCAACCTCGCAGTAGTTAGGGTAGCCGCGGAGCCAGTTGTGTTTTGGTTACCACCTGTATCTACGCCGGGGAGATTAATGTCAGCTGAGCCGTCAAAGGCTACACCACCAATCAATCGAGCAGTAGTTAGGGTGGCCGCGGAGCCAGTTGTGTTTTGGTTACCACCTATATCAACACCAGGGAGGTTGATGTCGGCCGAACCGTCAAAGGCGACACCACCAATCAATCGAGCGGTGGTGAGGGTAGCCGCGGAGCCAGTTGTGTTTTGGTTACCACCTATATCAACACCGGGTAGATTAATGTCGGTCGAGCCGTCAAAGGCGACGCCACCAATCAGTCTCGCAGTAGTGAGGGTAGCCGCGGAGCCCGACCACGTCCCACCAGAAAGTGTTCCGTTCCATCTGTTATGCTAGCACCGGAGACCGCACCAGTAAACGTCCCGGTGGTGCCAGATACCGCACCAGTAAAGGTTCCAGCCACCCCAGAAACATCACTTGAAAACGTGCCAGTCGTGGCCGTAAGTGCCGCGACGTTGGCGTCACCGGATACGTCAAGCGCGACAGTGGGTGAGGTGATCCCTATTCCGACACGGTTATTCACACTGTCCACTTTGAGAGTGTTTGTGTCCACGTCCAGAGATTGTGTGATTGAGAGATTAGCGACATCTATCCTACCGTTCACATTGAGATCGTTTTGAACTTTCAAGTCACCCAGTATATCTACGGTGATGTTATTAGAATCTGGTGCTATCGAGGAATCTGTGTGAGTATTTTGTGTATACCCCACAGACAAACGTTTGGGTGTTTCATCTCCATGATGGATAATGGCGACGTTCTTATCTGGATAGTTCATCACGATACCAATGTCTAAAGCACTTTGTGTGTTACCATTTGCGATGCCGATGATGCGGTCTTCGACAACAAGGTCTGTGTTCTTTATTTCTGTGATGGTGCCATTTGAAAATTGCACATTACCTAGAACTTCGAGATTGGATGTGATGACCATCTTGTCCCCACTCTTGGTTATGGGTGAATCGATGAGAACATTGCTGGCTCCAACTATGGGAACACTATTTTCTGAGAGTGATTGGATTTGAACATTGGAAGCGGCTTTTAACGACGTCGTGGGATTATTAAATTCAATCGTATAAGTTGTCGTATTACCGAATCCTGTGACAGATTGTAAAGGTGGTTCAACGGCTGTAGACGCAGAAGAACCCGACTCGGTTATTTCCCCAGTGTCTTTATTGTACATTAGAAGCACAATTTGAGGATTAGAAAAATCCTCCCTGAATCGGATGGGTGAGAGATACACGGCTCCAGGATTGGTAACTTGCATTTCAGTATTACTGGCGTTGAAAACAATGGTATTTTCTGCCTGATCATCTAATGCGTATTTACCAAAACGGATTTTGGTGGATCTCTCCACCGTCGGCAAATTCTTAACCATTTAATATAGTCTGCTATTTTAATTCGCGTAAAGGAGTCCCGCCATTCCATTTTCGATACGTAGAATGTTATAGTTGACTGCGTAAATGGGGTGATTTATTGGCATACTTTCACTGACAATTTTCACAGATTCCAAGCGACTGAAATTGAGGGTTCCCGTTGGTTGTAAGGAACTGGTGGACAGACAGAAGCAATACAGGAAAAAGTCTGGTGAAGTGACAAAATTTGTGTGATAGTAGTTCATGACATCTATGAAGTGGGGTTTACCCCAGCGAGGTGTGCACAGATCGAGACCGTTGATGGTAATTTTCACCTTGTTCGTTGGAGATGTTAGGGCTCCGTCAGTCGTCGTATCAGAAGAGGCGATGTACTTGACAGGATGATTGAAATACAGTTCTTGGGTTGTGTGGTTGGACGGTATGTTCTTTTGAACCTGTGTGATGAGGAGGTCGTGTCTCCTAGAAGCGATGTTACCTCTCTCTTCGTTATCGAGATAGTAATAGTTGGCGAACATCTCGATGTTGTAATTGGAAGCCTCATTACCCCAGTAAATACGAACCTCGACGTTGTGATAGTTCAGAGCCACGAGGGGGAGAGCACACTGGGGTCCTTCACAGAAGAAGAAGCGAAGTGGGTAGAAGTACGAACGAGCGCTCACACCTGGGTGAGTGCCATTCGCAGATTTGGAGACGTTTTGGGCGAAGGTATCGATAGCGATCTTTTCAGTGAACACAGAGTCTTGTGTATCTATCACAGATCCGCCGATGAGAAGCTCGACTTTGTCGATGATCCGGTCCCATCGCTGACTGTCGAGAGCCTGTGTTGTATCATCTAGGGTTAGATAGACATATCCCAGGAGATCACCAGAACGTTCAAATTGAACACTTGACATGGAATTATTTTTCACTGCTCCATAAATCGTTTGTTTTTCAATGGACTGTGAAAAATTAGAATGTCTCTTGAAAGTGGAACTAAAAAACGATATCTCCGGTTTACCAATGATATATTTATCCTGAGCACCGACGGCGATAAGTTGAGTTATGCCAGCAGACATCGTTTGTTACTTTTAAATGAGAAAAATTACAAATTGGGTTTCATACACGTGAATTTCAGGACGAGAAAGTTGGGGGTACCCGTGGTATTGGGTGTAATCAGATCACCGGCTTGGTTATAGATATTTACGGTGAAGCGACCAATCTGACGAATGGGGGTGATATATTGTGTGCTCACATCGTATTCATCCTTAAAATTGTTGATGTGGTTTCCGGTGCCTACAGTGGTGACATCAGAAATGAGGCTCGCAAAAGCACCCTTCACGTTACCAATTGTGCCAGCACCGTTCAAGGTTCCAACCGCCCTGTCGTTGAAGTTGCTGTCCAGCTCTTTGATGGAAATGTAAATATGCTGGTTAGAAGCCTTCGTGTGAATGTGAGAAGCCACGAGTTTAGCCTGAACAACATTTTTCAGGGGGTTTTCGAGATAGCATGTAAAACTATTGGCACTGCTCTGCCCGGTAGAATCAATAGTTATCGTGTGATACTCGTAATTAAGATCTGGGATGGGAAGAACCATTTATATATGCTTAGATTAAAGATCCACCGATTCCCCCGGAGATGGAGTAACCGGCGTGATCACCTACGAGACCCTGAACACCACAGACCCCACCAGGTGTGAGAGACTTTGTGTAAGGGCTACCGTTGGG